TGAACCAGAAGGTTGGTCAGATGTAGATGGTTCGTTCAAAGACGCTGGTGGTGTTATGAAATGGAGTGAAAAGGAAGAAGAACCAGAAGTTCCCGCAGAGGAACCCGTAGAGGAACCAGAAGTTCCGGCAGAAGAACCCGCAGAAGAGATTCCAACTGGAGATGTTGAACATCTTGAAGGTGGTCTTGCTGATGGTGCTGACATGGAAGAGTTCGATCCTAAACAAATATTAATGGGAATGGAAGTTGAGATGGAACATACAGATGATCCAGCGGTTGCACTTGAGATCACAATGGATCACCTTAAAGAAATTCCGGATTACTACACCCACTTAGATAAGATGGAGAAAGAAGTAGGAGCAGGTGAAGAAATAGATACTAAACAAACAATGGAACCCGGATTTGGTGCTCCGCAGGGCATGGGTGACGAATTTAAAGACGAAATTGAAAATCTAAAAGTTGCGGATAACGAATTAAAGGATAATATTCTTGGGTATAATACAGAAACACCAAATGCATCCGAAGAAGATGAGCAATAAACAAAGATTTTTAGAGGTATTTTCAAAGGTTAATAAACTTCCTTTAAATGAGGTGGTTAATTATGAATCCGAAGAAATGGAGATATTTGGAGATAAGGTTTCTGACAACATTAAAGACTCTTTAAAAGGAGAGGGTATGCATATGTTCAGTAATGGCATCCCCGGTACGATTACAATACAGACTCTCGATTATGGGGAGTTGGAATTAAGAAGACGAGAAGAGGATGGAATTGAAGAATGGGATCGTAGTGAGGGAATAGTAACTTACCATGCGATTTACTATGTTACAGTCAACAAAGTACCTTTTGAAATTAAGATAGAATTTGAAGTTACTTCACATCCTAAAGAAAATGGTGAGGAAATAGAATTTTTCACACAATTATTATTAACTAATTTACCGTTTGAAGTAAGAATTTACGGATAACGGTGGATAACGCCCCCTCATTGCCGTGTGCTTTGAGCAAAAAACCTCTTAAAAATAAGGGGTTTTTTTTATTAGCGAGTATTTATAAGAAAAGCATAATGAGCGTTTTCAGAACATATTTTTCTAAGAACAATACGCTGATCGATGGCAACCTAACTAACAATTCTCAAAATCCGGTTAGCGAAGTTTCCTACGGGACAGTCAATAGTTTCCCAAGTAGATTAATCTTCGCTTTAGATTTTTCTGATCTTCACCAAAGAATTGCTGATGGGTTTATTAATCCAGTGAGGTTTTCAATATAGATCAAGAATGGGACGAGGGTTCTGGTTATGATTTTGTTTATGAAGATGAGCCACATCCACAATTACCACGTGAAGCATCAAACTGGTATTACAGGAAAACAGACGTTCCTTGGACAGTAAGTGGTGGTTCTTATATTAGTGGTGCAACACCAATTTTGGGAACACAAAGATTTGAAAACGGAAGTGAAGACCTTGAAATTGACATCACGGAGTATGTGAATGCTCAATTAGGACTTAGTGGTGCTACTGGATTTACAGCAACCACATATGGTTTAGGGGTTAAATTTATTGATGATTTGGAGATGTTGGAAACAATTTATCGCCAAGCGGTTGCTTTTCATGTTAAAGACACCCACACATTTTATGAGCCGTATGTAGAAACGGTTATTGACGATGTTATCGAAGACGATAGAAATTACTTCTATTTAGATAAGGATAATGACCTTTATTTATACTCAAACGTTGGTGGTGATGCACAAGACATCACTGTGAACAGTGTGGAAATCTACGATTATGAAGACAATCTAGCGATGATTGCCACTGGTGATTCAATTGTTAATGTTGGTAAAGGTGTCTATAAAATCACAATAAATGTCCCATCTCTTATATATCCCGATGCTGTCATGTTCACAGATAAATGGAGTTTGACAGTAAATGGTAGAGCCGTTGAATATGAAAACCAATTTTATTTAATATCACAAAACAAATATTATACGTTTGATCAATCAAACGAAATTGATCCTCGAAATTATTCCTTTTATTATTGGGGAATCCAACAACAGGAGAAGATTGTTGCTGGTGATGTGAAAAAAATTAAAATAACGATAAAAGAATTATATCCAAACCAAGACAATTTCTTGCCTTTGGATATAGAATATAGATTGTTTACGACAGTTGGTAGTAAATACGAACTCGAAGTAATACCGTTTACCCCTGTAAATAGGACAAGCAAAGGTTATGAATTCAACCTCGATACATCATGGTTGATACCTCAAGACTATTGCTTACAACTAAGATTGAAGAATGGAAATTTTTATGAAAATAAGAAATGTATGGAATTTACAGTTATCTCTAATGGAATAGTAAAATAAATCAATTTGTAAGTAAAAACACTTGTTTAGTAAAAAAATGTAACGTATATTTGTATTTCAAATGTAATCAATAATAATAATAAATGTAATTTTAAATTTTTAATTATGGAAAATCAAGGTAACTTAGTTGATCTTCGCAAACAGTTCGAAGACTACAAAAATGCAAACAAAAATCAAGGTAGCAAGAAAAAAACGAGTGAGGAAATCTTAGCAAAGTATTTCACACCTCGTGCGGATAAAGAAACATTCCGCATCCTCCCTCCCGCAGCAGGAAAAAAACACATTCAAGAAGCGTATTTTCACGTGGTTGATACTCACATTGCAGGTGGTAGAACAAGAAAAACTAAAGTTTATTGTCCTGCTCACAACGAGGCAATGATTCCTCAAAAGGATGGTGATGGAAATGTGATACTCGACCAAGAAGGTAAGGTTGTTTTACAACCAGTTGAGTGTGCACTTTGTAAGAAGCACAAAGCAATCCTTTCTACACAAGACCCATCTTTAAGGGGAATTAAAAAAGAGGATTTAACTCCTGCCCAAGAAATAACCTTTAAGAAAAATAAGGATATTTTCATGGATGCAATGCAGTGGGAAGCCAAGAAATTCTACATTATTCGTGGAATTGATAAAGGCAACCAAAAACATGGTGTTAAATACTGGAGATTTAAACACAACTTTAAACATCAGGGTGTGTTCGATAAACTTCTTCCGATTCTTGGAGATTATATTGACAACTATCAGGTTGATTTTACTGACCCCGAAAGAGGAACAGACTTATCAATCACCGTGACTGATGGTCAATTCAATAATATTACCTATAAGCAGGTAAGTGCCATAACCTTTAAAGGACCATCTAAACTTCATGAAGATGAATTGGTCGTGAGAGAGTGGTTGGCTGATGTAACTACTTGGAGAGATGTTTTCCTTCCTCGTAAAGCACCTAATGTTGAGCCACCTGAATATTTAGAGATGTTGGCTACGGGTAATGACCCATATTGGGATGATAGTGACCCTCAGAATAAAAAATGGGTATTCCCCGGTCGTCCAGATTTGGCAGAGAAAGCAAACACCCGTAACGATAATCTCGATGCTGACGAGAATAAGAATTTCGCACAAGCATCTGATGTTGTAAATGACGGTGTTAACATCAACAATGTAACCGAAAAGCACGTTGGTCAATTCGTTGACACAGGTACAGATGTTGGTCAAGAGGTAAAAACATCTGCTCCGGCACAGCCAGTGGCTGAACCACAAGCAGAGGTTCCAACCCAACCAGCAGCAGTTGACATGCCTGATGGAAACGACAAAATGGATGAAGGTGATGGCGGTTTCGATGATTTGCCTTTCTGATCAAATCGTTTGAAGAATAAAATAAAGGGGGTTTGCGCCCCCTTTATAATAAAATAAATTTTATTATGGCAAAAAAAGAGAATACAGCACCAACAAATTCAAAACCAAGAAAACCAACCCCTAAGAAAAGTTTCTCAATGGACGATTTTAAGAAAAAAATCGGAGGAGAAGATGTTCCTGATAAGCCATTAGAATGGATTAAATGTTCAACAGCACTACAGAAAGCAACAGGATTACCGGGATTTCCCGTTGGATATGTTTCACTAGCACGTGGATTCTCCAATACAGGTAAATCTACTGCTGTTTCGGAAGCCATTGTTGCAGCACAGAAAATGGGTATTGTCCCGGTCATTATCGACACTGAGAATAATCTTGGTAAAGAAAGATTAAAGGCAATGGGTTTTGATGAAGACGGTGATTACCTGTGGATCAATAATGATTATTTACTTAATAATTTTGGTAAAAAACAAGATATTAATAGAAATGAGGCAGCAATTGAAGACCTTGCGGAAGCAATAAAGGATTTGATATTCAAACAAGCAAATGGTGATTTCCCAAGAAACTTGTTATTCGCAATTGATTCCATTGGTACTCTTGATTGTATAAAAACGATCAATGCACACGAAAAAAACACATCTGACAACAACATGTGGAATGCTGGTGCATATGAAAAGGCATTCAAATATTTACTTAACAATACTATTCCAAATACTCGTAAGGTAAACCGGGAATTTACAAGTACAATGGTGGCGGTTCAAAAGATTTGGATTGACAGCATGGGTGCTGGCGTTGTGAAGCACAAAGGTGGTGAGTCATTCTTCTTTGGTTGCAGATTAGGTTATCATTTTGGTGGAATCGCTGCACACGGAACCAAGATCGTTACTGCTGAGAACACCTTAGATGGTGAAAAAAGAACAGTAGCATATGGTACAGACACCAAAGTAACTGTATTTAAAAACCACATTGACGGACCTCTTGGTGGAATATCACTTGAGGGTAGAATTATGTCGATGCCACATGGATTTATCTTTGCAGAAGATTTGGATGCCTATAAAAAGGAAAACATCAAATATTTCCGTCAAATTTTGAAAGATGATAGTCTTAATGCTGAAGATATTGAGGATAAGATTGTTAGAGATAAAGACGCTGCCTTTGATGTGAACGAATACGTTGACGGTGCAAATGAAAAATAGAACCCTCTTAGTTGATGCTTCTTATCTTTTGAAAAGATCGTTTCACGGTGCAAAAGATATATACACCAGTAGTTTTGGACACATTGGTGGGTTGTATCAATTTATGACCACCCTAAGAAAATTAATCAAACAACACATGTCAAACAAAGTGGTTTTGGCATGGGATGGAGAAAACGGTGGAGTATATCGTTACAATATGGACCCTGCTTATAAGGCAAATCACCCAAATAAATCTTGGCATGAGCAAATAGAGATGTCAGAAGCCGAAATAAAAAGGGAAAATGCGAAGGATCAATCGATTCTAAAACAAAGGAAACGGATTCAAGCATATGCAGAGGAACTATATTTAAGACAAATAGAGGTTAATGAGATCGAGGGTGATGATTTGATTGCTGCATATTGTGCTAAGTATCACGAAGAAGAAGAGATTATCCTCTTCACGAACGACAGAGATTTTGCTCAATTATTGGATTTGAATATTACAATTCACTTTGGAAATATTGAAACACCAGTAACGAAGAGAAATTTCTTCCATTTCTTTGAATACAATTATAGAAATGCGTTTATAATGAAAATTATTTGTGGAGATGTTTCTGATAATATTAAAGGTGTAAAGGGTTTGAAAGAGAAAACATTGTTAAAACATTTCCCGGATGTAAAAATTAAAGAATTGACGGTTAGGGAAATTTGTATCCGTGCTAATGAAATAAACCAAAAAAGGGTTGAGGAAAAAAAGAAACCACTTTTGGCATTGAAAAATTTACTGGAAAGTGTTGATAGGTTGAAATTGAATTATAAATTGGTTAATTTACAACCACCAATTTTGAACGAAGCAGCCATAG